GTATATTACATTATCAAGATTGTATCTACTATACCGTGGCATCCAATTCCATTTAGGAGTATTCCAGAGGGTAGAATATTCCTTGATACATTGACTAGGTAAAGTTAAGGTTGTTATCTTTCTCTTAGGAAGATCATCATGATTACCTGTCATTACTGTAACTTTGGGGAATGCTTTGTACAATAGTTGTACCTGATCCATAGCTTTCTCAAACTCATCATTAGGTGAGGGAAACTCTGGTAATTTTTCATGGAAACTAATACTTGCCCAGTCAACTACATCCCCAATATGAACAGTTGTATCTGTATTCCATAGTTGTTTCATATCATTAAGAAAATCTACATACCCTTTTTTCATAGCAGGGCAATGTGTATCTCCAATTACTAAAACTCTAGCCATTATCTTTTCCTTTATTCATACTCTTTAATCTACGCTTCCATTCATCTTTCCATTGCTGAGCAAGAGGTGGAAGGAAAGAGCCATCGGGTTGTTTTATTGGAGCCCATACATTGAACTCTCCTCTGTCATGCATATCTTGGTATTTATTACTATTCATTTTTTTCATTATCTTCCTCTCCTAAGACAACAATATTTAATTGAACATCATCTCTATTTTTGTACAAATTTTTATTATCTAAAGCAATAGTTAAGTTTTGTAAAAAAACATTTGCCATGAAATGATTATAAAATGTTAAATCTAATATAGCGTTACCTTTATATTTTACCACATTAACAGTTTCTTTGATAGCTAATTCCATATCGCCTTCACTAGCGATTGGGATAATAGTCATCTAATTTTCTCCATTGATAAGATCATACCCTTTGGAATAGTAGTTACGCCACCACTTTCATTAGGTCCAACAGAATCAGTTAAACTAATCCATTCATCAGTTTCTTTTAATACAAAGCCTACAGTTTTCATTGTAGGTGGTTGACGGTGAGCCCAGTCGTATGCTTCTTCATGTTCTACCCAATCAGGTCCGCCAGAAGTTTGTGCATCTTTCCATATAATATATCGAACATCAGGAGAAGAAATAATCTGATTCCAAAACGCTTCCAATCCTAAGTTCTCCGGTTGAGGGGACTGTTGGTAATGTAATTCCGTATCTTTCTTCGATCTGCTCTTTGAGTTCTTGGAGGAGGTTAACTTTGTGCATTTCATAAAATTGTTCCTTTGTTACTTTAATTAAGTCATCAATGAAGGGAGCATGGCAACCGTATGAATCATGTATCATACTGAAAGAAGACATTCCCATATTATACAATACAAACACAGTACAAATCAAGTGGCTTGCATCTAAAGAATGAATATAATTTGGAGGAATACCTTGCTCTGCTTTCTTAGCATGTAAGTCTCCGGCATCTTCCCAAAATATTAACTCTTTATTATTAAACAATGCAGCTAAGCTACGTCTCTTTCGTATCTTTGTGTAATGATGAACAACTTTAAATCCACTTGGTACAGTGTATGTTAAGTGTTCTCCCATTGAAGATACTATATTAGTAATAGCTCTAAGATATTCTTTACCTCTGTTAGCTGACTCAAGTGCTGTACCAAGTCCGGCTTGAACAGCTCGTGCAAGTTCTACAATAGCACCTGCTTGTGTTTCATGAGGAACCCAGTCTACATGTCCTTCTAGTTTCATATACTTTTGGATACCATAAAAGGTTAAACCATATGCATCGCACATAGTACTTCGCTTTGTAATTTTTCGTGACAACTTACCTTGCCAGTACTCTAAAAACTTAGCACACCAAGGATTGGTTTTGTTTTCATTTAAGTAATCAGTACTAGCATCAGCTACATGTTGATATAAATCTTGAGGAGTTTCACTAGGAACTACATTAACAAGAGAAGCTAGATCATCGTCTTTCATAATAGCTGACCAATGCTGGCTTCCGTTACATGCCCCATCCATTTGTACAGGAACTTGTGTAAGCCCATCGGTTCTAAAGAAATCAAATATAGCAGCGATCCTTTGGAATGATTTGTTTTTCTTTACAGAATCATCAATCCATTCTTTATTATTATAAGGATCTTCATTAATTCTTTTTAACATATCTATATTATCATCTACCCATTGAACACGATCATCAAAGCTTACTTTGTCTACGTCAAACAAGTTAGCAATATGAACCTTTGCCCAATACTTGCCACGCTCTGTTTGTTGTACAGGATTGGCAAACATAATAAGACCTCTGTCAAAGTCAGAGCCTTGGCAACTAAGTAGTTCGCAGGTTGTATATCCTCTGCCTCTAAAGTCTAAGGTCATAGTATTATAAAAGAAACCCCAACGCATAAGTTTATTAGCAAGCTCTAGTCTTACTAACATACGTCCACGCTTTTGTTCTTCTTTAAACCAGTTAGCCCATGCTTCTTCCCGGCGTTGACACCAGACTGCCTTTTCATTCTTTGTACCCTCTTCAGGGTAACTGTCACTAAATTCAAAGGCATCAAAAGAATATGCTGGAAGATTGCATAGTCTTGTGTTGTTGTGAAAGAAGTCAGTCATAACTTTCAGTACACGATCATTTATCTTCCACTCTGTTTTTTGCATACCATTGACAGCATCAAGAACCTTTTGACTAGGCTCGGAATGTTGTTGCTTAAGTATATGCTCTTCGGTAATATAATCAGAGCTGTATCTGTGAACAACTTCTTTACGAACCCAATGGTGTAGGTATCCTCCGCTTCGTTCTAGTGTATGATCTACAGGCGGTGATACCATAGGTCTGTATAACAATACAGTATTCTCTAAGAACTTATGTTTCTTGTGTAAATCTTTTAATACATTATCAGAAAAGGTAACGTGTAATCTTTTTCTCCAGTATTTACCGTGAGGTTTATTAACAACGTAAGTCCTGATAACAGTAGAAGCTTCTGCTATTCGTATCATGTGATGTCCAAAGTCATCCTTCTGTTTCAAAGTCATCTTTGGAATTTGCATCATCTTCCTAGTAAAAGCAAGGCATCTTTTCTCTGTCCAGTTCTTTATAAACTTAGATTGTTTTCTCCAATCGTCTTTAAAGTCTTTCTTAGCTTGCTGATATGATATAATATTTATAGCATCCTTTGATATAGTTCGAGCTATGTGTTGAGCTAAGGGTGGTGTTCCTTTAATATCGTCTGACATTGTACTAACTGAGTTTAACTTTAACCAATGAGTAATTACACTACGAATAGTAAGGTCTGCCATTTTAGCTGCACCTAAAGTTAACAAAGGGTATACCCAGTTCGGAGTCTTCTTGTTAGTAGATATTATATCAATCCATTCTTGGTATACTGGAGTTAACAAAGAAACCATATTATCCAAGAGTTGTTGCTCAGGGATACCTTCGTCTCCAGCTCTATCATATTCACTCCAATATTTATTATTACCATCATATAGCATCTGCTCCTCAAGCCCAGACTGAAAAGAAATCCTACGCTCCTGTTCTTCAGGAGAGAGTGTATTCCAACTTATCATATATTTCTCCTTATGCGTTGGGTCTTCTACCCATAACCCAACTATTGGGAACAGTAAAATAAAAGGTGAAGAGACAACAGTTTTACCTGTGCCTCCTCACCTTTATTTGGGGGATCAAGAATATAATTCAGTAAACTTTAACGCACTCTGCATAACTTTAGAACTTAAAGTTGCAGCGTTGCCGATCAAGTTGTTGTGGATTCTAGACTCTTGTGTAGTCTGCTTACCACGATCACCTTGACGATTCTGAATAAAGTTTGTGACTGCATTCGCAGCAAGCCATCCAGTAGATACATTAAGTTTCATATCAGATTCTTCTATGAATTTATCTTGCATCTTCATAATGTCTGCACTTGCTTTTATCTTTAGCTTATCTACTTTATCATGATTAGGTTCTTTCTTAGCCAGTTCTTTCTTTATATCTGTATTTATAATATTTGTATAAACATTTTCAAAGAACAAACTAATTCTTTTGCTATCCCAATCTTTAGCAGTAGCCATAAACTCTACCTTTTCTCTAAAGATTTTACCGGTTTGCTTAAACGATTTGATAGCAGTTACCATTTGATCGTATACATCTTCGATAGTATTACCTCGATGACGCAAGCTAATCTTGGATACCTTGCCACTTAGGGCAGCATCTAAAGTGTTTTTGCAACACACACGGACGCTAGTATCTGTACCAATAGTACCCATAGAACCATCCTTGCCATCAAACAATGCAAAGTATGGTTGTATCTCATCATTGCCCACGGCAAATGAACTTGTTTTCAGTAGAAGATATACTTTTCTTCCACCTTGTAATGATCCCGCAGTTTCTACACGAGCAGTATGCCCTGCTGCTTTGACTGCGATATCAAATAAATCTCTGTTTTGTACCGGACGATAGTCTTTACTTACTACACCCAACACTTCGCCAGTATCGCTTCGGATATTGGCAACATAATTATCTACAATAAATTGTTGTGCATCTAATGTGGAAGCTGTTAAGTAATCACTTTGTATTACTTCCCAATCCAAACCACTATGAGTTAGTGCTTCTGGTATTGTGGGATAGTGATCTATAACAGTACCAAGACCATGCCATGCTTCTTTCTTAGAATACATAGCTGTATCAGTATCATGAATTTCGTGCATTAACATACTCCTCTAGTAATTCAATTGATCTATCCGAAAGATCGTATACACAACAATCTTTTTGAATAGATGCATATAAACTTGTAGCGATAACATTTAATGGAAACCATTCTTCTTGATCAAGAACCCAAGGTTCAGTTTCACCCCAGATACCATATTGATCAATAACTTTATCGCTTCTCAACGATATAGCTAGATTATCTCCAATATTTTTCACGCTCAATCCTTTCCAGTTCTTGACGAACAGTTTCTTTACTCTCTACAACTATTTTATGAATCATAGATTGCTCAAGTCGTATGAGCTTATCATTCATTTCTCTTCTTAGTTCTCTTATCATTTCTAAGTCACTCGACATCAAGCTCTACCTCCTCAAGTTCTAGCATAAGATCTTCATTTATAAATTCTTCGCATTGAACTTCGCATAGGAAATCATCTAGCTTAAAGCCATCAACAACTTTAACAGTACGCATTGTACATCCTCCAAATAAGTAAACCGATACCGCATATTATACCACAACGAATGGCACAACGCAAC